TCTTTGTGCTGATCGTCAGAAATACCATCTAATTGACCTACTTCTATAACTAATGCTTCTTTTGTAGGAATAGCATTGTACTCAGAAAAATACTTTGATGTTATCTCAAACAATTTTCTCCCAATAATGTCAGCAAAGTATTCTGACTTGATAAAAGGCAATGCTTTACGCACATATTCCTCATCAAGTAATAAATTTTTTATGACTAGAATTTCTACTTCGTTCATTTAGTTTGCAACTGCAATAATAGTGTAAGTGTTACTCGTTGTTTGTCAACTGTTGGTGTAATGTAATCCAAATATGATGGGTGTATGATAGCATCTCCTTCATTAGTATACAATGACACAGCACTGCCCCATTCGTCAAGACCAGGATTGAACACTTCTAGTAATGTTCTAGCAGGATGGTAAAAAACATCAGGATCTATACCTTTTATAAAATGTGTGAGTGTATAATGACTTGGTAATGTATTGCATATACTCAATGACTCTCCTTTCTCCAATACACACAGTATAGCATCTGTAATAAATGCAACATGTGTCTTCTCAAGTTGTAAATCTTTTACAAACGTCTCTAATAAATCAACATAAGTCTGTGTTACCCATGCATCTATATTTGTTAGTTGTAACTTAAAAGGTGAATCTGTATTAAATTTTTGTTTGTCGTATAAATCAGTTGCCCATGTTTTTATACCGTCATCAACTAGATTATACTTACGAACAGGAGACGCAAATATATCATCTATCATGATCCGTACTTAAACTCCTCTCCTGCTGCCCAGTCAAGTTTCTCCATTACTTCTTCTGTGAAGTATTTCTCTGGATCCTTAAGTATTGAAGAAGGATATACGCTAGTATTACCAACAACGATCCTATTTCCTTTGCGTTCAAAGACTCCATATTTTTCTCCTAATTCTAGTAAACCGTAATACTTATCTAAACCCCTCGCATCAAAATATAATCTTGTATCTACACTTGCATTCTCTTTTGTCAGACGCGACTTAGCAGCCTTTGCTTTGATAATGTTTCCAATGACTTCCTTTCCGTCCTTCTCCTTTTTCTTTGAGAGATATATGATTGTACTTGCAGCATATTTGAGTCCACTTCCTCCACCCATCTCTTTAGTTGGGATGTAGGCACCAACGACATCGTATGTGTGATTTGTAACCAGTAGTGGGACATTTGCTTTGCCAAGTTTTAATGTGAGAATACGGAAAATTGCCTTCACAACTTGTGCCCTAGTCATGTCACGGGTGTCTTTACCCTCTGCACTGTCTGCTAGTTCTTTTGCTGTTGAAAGCATACCTAAAGAGTCTAGCACAAACATCATAGGTTTGCGATCTTCTGTCTTCTGTTGAAGATATTTATCTAAAATCTGTATTGCTTGAGTCCGAAACTCTTGTACGGTTGTGACTGGAACTAATATCATACGTGTGCCATCTATGCCACGCTCGTCAATCATGTCCTTTGTGACTGCTGCCTCACTCTCAAAGTAAACAACACCCGCATCTGGGTTGTCACGTAAATAATTTTGAACTACACCTAAACAAAAGAAGGTTTTACCTGTACCACTCTCTCCTGCTAGTGCTGTAATTTTGTTGCTAGGGACTCCTTTATAGATAGATCCACTAACTAATGCGTTAAAGATATATGATCCTGTATCAACGAAAGATTCAATGTCACCTACGCCACCTTCTGATAGTAGTCCTGCGTAGTCGTTGTCAATAGTTTTCACTACTTCTTTTAAAAATGATGAAGTCATGCAAATAAAAAATCTAGGTTAGCTTTCCTCTCTGTTTCCCATCCTATCACACCAGTGATGATTTGTAAAGGATCAAGAAAGGATTTCTTAAATTGGGTATCACGATCTATCGAACCTTCAAGACCCAATTCTCGTGGGAATGTGTTAAGGAACGATATAACGTTTTCATGTATAGGATTATTACGGTGTAAAAAGAGATACTTAATTTTTTCGCCCTCTTGGACTAGTGGATACTTGTATTCAAGTTTGTTTTTTGAGATGTGAAAATTATAAAGCAAAGTTCCACGAACATGTAAAGGCGTTCCCTTTGTATACACGGTAGTTGACGCTTTGAATTTGCGTAGTCCATTGACAGACCTCGGAAATGCAATATCTTCTGGTGGTAAGGAATCAAATTTTTGCCTAAAACTATCTATAAAGGATACAAGATCGTCTTCTGTGCCAGTCATCATAATTTTGATGGCATCTTTAATAGCAGTCCTGCATGGTGCAGGGGTAGATGACTTAACTGCCTCGATACCCATCATCTTTAGTTTTGGTTCTGTATAACGAACACCCTCGCTATCCCACACATTGAGCATGTATCTTTTCTTTGCAGTCCAGATACCAGTCGAAGCAATATTTTCTCGCTTCATTATCATCTTTTGCTCGTATGCGTTTACGTAATTCGCCAACGCTTCATAAGAACTCGAAATATATTTCTCAAGTTCCACTTCACAGATCTTATTAAGGAACGACACAATGCTTTGATCAGTCGCTTCTCTCCCCTTGTATACAGTCTTGACCAGATCACCCAGATTGAGGTAAATACTATCAGTGTCACTAGCAATAACATAATCTTTTTTCTCCGTTTTTAAAATTTTGTTTAGATAGGTATTCATCTTGTGTTCTATCCAACGAATAGACACTTGCCCTGACATTGTAATTGCCTCAGCATTGGTGAGATTATAATATCTAAAATACTGGTTCCCGATTGCACCATAGGCACTGTTCAATTGAATCTTACGTGCCATTTGTATGTTGTTATATTTACTTATGCTTTTTTCTAATTCTTTTGTTGGGGTTTTCTCATATTCTTTCTTGGCAAGGATCATCAATTTCTTAGATTGCACACGTTCATCGTAGATCTTCTGCATCATTTCTGGTAAGAAACCATGAATGTCTTTACGATACATTGCACCGTTTGCACATACAGCAAACTCCTTTGGAACCTCTATCTTCTGTCCGAGGATTTTATTAACTGTAGCGGATGGATGCCTTTTTTCAACGAGGGTTTCTGGGGAAATATTATATTGCATAATGAGATGAGGATACAGAGAATTGAGATCAAAACTAACCACCCATTCATAGCGTCCTGCAGTTGGTTCCTTGACATAAGCACCTTCGTATTTGTCGTTCTTGTCTGATCGTTTTGCAGGAGGGACAACGATACCCTTTTTCTTGAGGAAGTTGTAGATCAATGTATCCCACATCCTCACCTGATAATATACATCTCTAATATTTACCTTAGCATCATATGCTAGGGCAACAGCAAGTTCTATCAACTTCATCTTTTCTTCTAGACGCACAACAAGTTCTGTGTCAATGATGTTGTAATCAATAAACTTCTGCCAGTCATTTGTGTAGAACGCTTTAAAGTTTTCATGCTCACTGTGGTCAAGTTTTCTTTGACCGAGTTCTACGTGTGCAATATGATCTAGACGATATGATTCTTGATTTGTATATGTAAATTTCTTGTACAGATCCATGTAATCCATGACATTTATGCCATAGATGTTGTACACTTTGTTTTTCCTACCTTTGATTTCTATCTCATCGTCATGCACGATGTTCCAAGGTGACATCAACTTCATTTCTTTGGTGCCAAATAGTCTTTCTAGACGACCACAAATATACGGGACGTCATAAAGTTCTACGTTCCATCCTGTAAGAATGTCAGGAAAGTTTTGTACCCAATGATCTAAGAAGGCACGAAGTAAATGTTCTTCACTGTCACATAAAATGTATTCTACATCGTCACGAGTATTTTTATATGGTCTAGTTCCAAATACTTTGATTTTACGTGTGACATAATCCTGCACTGTGATACTGAGCATCTCTTCAGCACATTCTAAAACATTAGGGAATCCATTCTCACATTGAACCTCGATGTCAAGTGACATGATATTCATTTTCTTGAAGTCAAAGTCAACGTCATCAGGAAATTCTTTAGATATGAATTGATACAAGTATCTGTCATACCCATGCACCTCAAAGTTTGGCACTTCTTTGTATTTGTCTATGAACTGACGTGCTTCACGGACAGAATCAAACCTGACTGGTTTTGCATACCTACCATCAAGTGTCCTGTGTTTAGTTTCTTTTTTAGTAACAACAAAAAGAGTTGGAGAAAACTTAAATTTACGTTGAATACGTTGTCCATCTTCGTACCCAAGATAAAGTAAGTTGTCACCAACCAGTTGTACGTTGGTATAAAAACTCATTTACTAACTGTCTCGTACTTCTTCTTTATTTCTGGTGTTGGTTCAACTATTGTAGCAATAGTTTCTGAATAAAGCAAGACGTCGGTGTCTGTTGTATAGCGAGGCCATGGTTCTAATGTGCCATCATCCTTTATTAGGTAAGGATCTTGCATGTGACAACTAGGTTCTTCCTCTAATTGTTCTGCCTTTGTAATTAAGTGTATACCACTCTTAAGTATTATCAGTGCTGTCTGCATCATCCTCCTCTAAAACTTTTTCTGCATCTTTGAATATTTGTTCCATGTCTAGATCATCATCTTGTACACCCGCAATGACATCTTCATGTTTCTTGAAGTTCTCATCGTAGGTCTCTTCTTTGATTGCTTGGACATACTGTTCTGTAATACTATCTAACGGATCGTATGCGGTAATTACATGTCCTGCAGGAAGAAAGAAATCTTTGTCTTTACTTAAAGGTGCCCAAGGGAACCAAGATAACTGATAACCTTTCTCTCTGTTGAAAACAAGATCCCCTTCGTCAGAAACAATCTCTAGACGAAAGGGTTTGTGTAACTTAAATCCTACAGACTCATTAGTTTGTGGATCTGCTATCTCTTGTACTTCTGTAATTATTTCTTCGTTAGATCTTAATAATAAAATCTTTATGCTCATGCTACAGTGCCACCCATCTTTTGTACATTACCGATGTATGTATCTCTAAGACTAGGGACTGGTTCTAATATAGTAACCACCATGTTATGATTCAATGGTATTTTTGTCTCTGGAGATAATGGACACCATGGTTGGTAGTGTACCTTAACTTCTGGATCTGTTACAATACCTGTAGAATCCATCTTAGGTTGATCGTACTCAACCCTGTAAGGGAAGTTCATGATATATGCCTGTCTTTGTCCAGTCTCTTTATCTACTGCTTCTTGTAAATCACATATAACATTATCGCCATTAAACATAACGACAACCTTAACCCTCTCTGCAGTCACAAGATTTTTCTGAGGAGGAGTTACATTGATTGGTTCTTTCTTCTTTGCCATAATCTAGCTAATGATGTACATATTATAAAGGGGGAATTGAGTTTTGTCAATCCCCCCTATGTATTAGATGAAGTCTTTCCTTGCGTAACGCTCAGGAACTACTCTGCCCAGTTCCACGGTGAGGAGTCCGTCGGCAAATGTGACCTGTCGAACTTCCGT